TGCCTGCTGTGCATACGCTGCTGCCGCAGAATCAGATCCTACTTGTAAAACAAGATTTACATCTGCCATATTACCCCAGAACCTCCTTTTTGGTCTGTATCGTTGTTGTGTCTGAAACTACCGAAGACGAGAACCTTATCCGTTCTCCATCAAATCCGTAAGAGACCTGCACCTGGTATCCGCCATAAGGCAGCTTAGAGCTCTGCTCCTGTGTAAGCCTCCACATGAGTGTATGCTCGTTCAGAGTTATCTGCTCGTCATCGGGATAAGTGATCGTGAATAATTCGCATCCATGAGCACTGTATGTGATCGCCACATACTCGCATGAATCGAAGTCAAGCGTAATAGCCGTATATGTTACAGATATTTCTGCTTCGGCTGCCGGAGCCGCCCCGAACGTGATCCCCGAAGATGACCATGTATAGTCCGTTCCAGGAGTCTTAACTACATCGTCCACCTTGACCACAGTCGAAGCTGAAGACAGAGCAGGAAACGTGAACAAAAAGGCTCTTGTCGTTCCATCCCCTGTGTACGCATCTTCATTTTCTTCTTTCAGAGATGTCATGGTGTACACAGGTGTTTCATACTTATGAAAACTCATTTATACCTCCAATCTGTCAGCCGGAATCATCTCCTGAACCACCTCGGTGTGATCTCTACTGTGGAGATTGCTCCGGTTATAGCAAAGGTCTGTGTACCTGTCGGAATCTCCGGGAAGCTCCCTGATATCGACGAATTATAGAATGTCGTGCCGTCTGTCGAGTAGGCCTGACAGGTCTCACAATCTATATAAAATGTTGCGACCGGGAATGTTATGCCCAGCGTCTTTCCACCGCAGGCAAGAGTCCCTGTGCCGTCAACTGTGCCTGTTACTTTCAAAAGAGGTTTTGCAGTGAAGGCTGTAGGGTTTGAGAGCGTCCCTGTAGCTGTCAGCGTAGTGACAGTTTTGCCAGAGTTCAGGAACCTCTTCGGCACGCAGGAAAAAGTGATCTCAACGTGTCCGACCTTGCCCATGATGTTCTCTATGTCCATCGGATCTGAGAGGTAAGCGAGCCGGTAACAATCTGTCTCCCAGCCGTCTTTCAGCTCCTGATAGCCATCCTTGGAGAACAGCCACGAAGCCAGCTCCGCCGCTGCCGCAAAGGCATCGCCATTACCGACATAACAATCATAGATCTGAGTCTGGTTCTCCCATGCTCCCTGCGGCATGATTATGTCTCCGTCCCTTCCCGGAACGGAGAACACATCAATCTTCTGTGCAGAGCGGTTAAGGCTCGGCACTTTGTGAATATATAATTTATTTGTCATGTTGGCGGATGAAACACCGCCAAAGCTAAACCATCCGGGATCAGGCATATACTGCCTCCTTACTGTTCATTACATGAGTCAGCCTCTCAGCCACTGCGTCGGCCAGCTCTCTTACATTCATTCCCTCTGTGCCATATACATTCACGGTTATAGACTGTCCGCCTCCGATTACTTCCCGGAGTTTATCCTCACCTATCAACAGCTCCGGCTGATTCGCATCGCCGACACCAATTATCTGCGGAGTCCTGAATATAGCACCATGTTCTGCTGCCTTTGCGTACCAGCTCACTCCTACGCTCGGAACAGAGCCGCTTGCCGCATCAAAGGACCCGGCTAAGTAGAAATGAGGTAATGGTATATAGCTGTTGAATCTGAAGCTCGTGGAAGCAAATGCGTTCCTCATAGCGTTGACGGTATTGACCACCTGAGCATAAGCATTGTTCAGAGTAGTGCCGAGGGATCTCATGCCCTGTGAGATGCCCTGCACTATGCTTGTGCCTATCAGCGTAGCTGCGGTCTCTGCCGTTGCCGCGCCTGTGGTGAGGTTACTGTTCATATCGTCCATTGCTTTCTGAACATCATCCGCAACTGTCGGATTCAGCCCGGTATCGACCGCTGTGCTGATACCTTCCGCCAATGCCGTAGCAGATGCCACTATATCAGGTTCAGCTCCGTCGAGAAGGTCAACCAGGTCAGAGATCAGGCCTCCGACCAGACTCTTGATAGAGTCGAGTCCTTCTTCCACTATCGACACGGAATCCGTTATCTCTGTCAGGGATGTCGCGACCTCGGAAGCGTCCTCTTTCATGCTCTGCAAAGTGCCAGAAACCAGAAGTAATGCCGCTTCAAGTAAGCCCATCTCGATGGTGCAGAGAGCCATTGTTGCATCAAGCCCGACCATTGCCAGATCCAGAGCTGCAATCGTCAAATCTACACCCAAAAACGGAACGAAAGCCGCTGCCGCAGCTACCCCCAGAGCCGCTATACTGACCGCCAGTAACAGAGCCGCCGCATCAACTGCGACTATTGCCGCCGCTACTGCCAGAAGAGCTTCAGCTCCAGATGTTCCATATTCTGAAAGCGTGGGCAACTGTTCAATAAACAGCGTGAGTGACAGAATTACTAAGGATATGCCGGCAGAGACTGCCAGAACCGCTGCAGACAGCGCGAGAAGACCGATGGCGGATACTTCTGCTGCTGTGCCGATTGCAACGATTGCCGCCGCCATACCGACTCCTACAGCCGCAATTAAGACGAAGGTCGCAACCGCTCCGCCGCCGGCTTCGCTCAGCCGAATAGCCGCATCTGCCATTACTGACATTGCTTCACCAATCAGGAAGATAGCCGCGCCGGCCGCCACCAGCAAGAGTGCTGTGCCAGCTAATGTCGAGAAGGAAGCTGCCGCTGATGTTGCTCCTGTTGCCGCTGTTGCCGCTGATGTTCCGAAGGAAGTAAATTTGCCAACTATCCCACCGATAGCACCACCGATAGAGGTAACACTTGAGACCAGCTGTCCGCCGATGATAAGAATCGGACCGATCGCCGCCGCCAGCATTGCCAGTTTGATAATCCACTCCTGTGTAGCCGGGTTAAGGCTATTCCACCATTCTGATAACGAAGCCAGAACGCTTGATAAGGCTTCCAGAGCCGTTGTGAGTGCCGGAGCAACAACAGTAAATATGTCCGCACCAATTATCTTCAACTGGTTAAGCGCAATAGCCGCCTGATCCATTGGATCTAATGTATTTGCGAACGTAGTCGCAACAGAGTCTTCAAATCCGACTAACGAGGCTTGAAAGTCCGTAAGGGATAATTGCCCTGTTGCCACGGCATTGTAGATAGCCGCCCCGGCTCTGGTTCCAAACAGGTCATAAGCCATAGCCAGCTTGTCGGTCTCTGTACCATTGCCGTTCATCGTTTCCGTGAAAGCTGCCAGAGCCGTATCTAAGGAAATACCTTGATCCGTAGCAACTGACATTGCCTTCTTTAAGCCTGTCAGCATGGTACTCGCCTCGATGCCGGCCATGTCAGCCGCACCCAAGAACGATGCCGCATCGTATGCGGTCAAGCCCATCTGCTTGAACTGTGCCGCATTAGCTGAGACCTGCTTTGCCAGAGAGGATACATCCACACCTGTCCTCTGCCCGACAGTATTCAGCGCATCCAGATAGTCTGTAGCATCTTCTGCGCTCATGCCGAACGCAGCCATTACCTTGCTCACGTTGTCAACGGACTCCGACACATCCGTGCCGTTCAGCTTTGAGAATTTCACGAACGCAGTTGCGAGATCTTCCAGATCTTCACCTGTCGAGCCGAAACGTGTATTGACTTCACCGACCGCCGCACCGATATCTGCGAAACTGGCTGGAACATTTGAAGCGATATTGTTCATGATATCGCTCATCTCTTCCAGTTGTTCCCCGGAAGCTCCTGTCTTGATCACTATGGTGTCCAGCCCGGCATCGACCTCGGTGAAGGCCTTGATAGCCGCTGCTCCTGCTGCCATTAACGGAAGCGTGACCGCTTTGGTAAGCGTCGCCCCGGCAGATGACAGCTTGTCGGAGATGGCGGTGACCATGTTATCGCCTGTTGTTTCCCCGGCAGCAGTCCCGGCAGATCCGAGTACATCTTCCAGATCAGCTTTTATGGTGGTCTGAGACCCTTCCATTGTTGGGATTATTTGTACTTGTGCGACAGCAACTGTCATTGTATCTGCCATCTTAACCACCTAATTTCTTTTGTATCCATTTACGCATCTCCGAAACCGGCAAAGAGCCTTTTCCGATGCGCTTTTTCTCTTCTTTATGCGGTCTTGGGTAGGGCTTAGGCTTATTTGGCTTTTTCTTCGATTGAAGAGCTGCCATCTCATAACGAAATGAACTGATTAAATCATATAGATCCGCCAGAATCTCGTTTGTTTTCAGCACCAAAGCCCATTTTGCGGTATCCATATCAATATCCCTTGCAAGGGCAGAATCAGGATCCGTCTTGCTGATGAAGTCGCCGAGAGCATCCCACGAGAGGACGCTCCCGACCTCATCCAGGCTGTGTCCGCATTTCATTAAATCATGATTGATTGCCTCTCTATGCTCGGAAACGAACACTGCGAGGCTTATTTTTCCCCCAGCTTCTGCTCTTTCTCGTATGCGGCGAATATCTGGGAATATCCCACATCGCCGAGACCTTCTGACTCAAGCTCCGGAGCAAACTTCAGCAGGAACCGCTTACAAGTTTGTATGCGCTCTTCCGGCGGTGTGTCCTTCTTGAGCTCCATGATCTCTTTTACATCTTCGGTCGAGAGAGAGTTAAATGCCGGGATCATATATTTGCCGTTCTGGCCTTCGATGATGAACGGCTGCGCCTTGATTATCTTATACATGATCTCTCCTTATCCGTTGACTTTAATGAACTGCATGCCCGTCGAGCCCTGTGCCGTTATCTTGAACGGCCATGCGATACCATCTCCGGCTTTGAAACTCGTGTTATCAGCTACGGAGATCTGACCCTCGGAGC